TTATTATGTTAGCTCATATGTTTTTCTCTGATTTGGACGAAATTCTTATAGAGGATTGGTACAAATATTGTTCTGGTATTGGAATGTCGTTTTTTTTTGGTGATTACAATAAAATGATAGAGAAATTACTTGGCAAAGCTAGGTATTGGTTTTTTGATATTGGTAGGTATGATAGTAGACAGCACCCTTTTTTACACAGTCATCAAACTCAAGTTATAAACAATGTTTATCCTGTTAGATTCTTGAGTTTCTTTTCTTTGTTAGGTTCATTAGGTAGTCGTGCTGTAATTCTTGGTCTTAAAAATTTTAAGTTTGATTCTTGGAGAGTCAGACATCAGATCACTTATGATACTCAGTTCTCCTTTGTTATTATGCCTCGAGGAGAAATTTATCGAACTGAAAGAGGTGAAAAATCTGGTGGTCATCGCACCAGTGCTGCAAATACTGGAGATCAGAAAATAGTGGAATTTGCAGCCGCTTCGAGGTTTTATAATACCCTTGATGAATATATTAGTGCTGGTTTTGTCAACTATCATACTGGAGATGATAATCTAGGTGGTGGTCCTGATGAGACAGTTCCCAGATTGATTGTTAAATATTGGGAAGATCTTGGTGCTAGTGTTGATGTTCGTTTCGTTACTAGTATCGAGCAGTGCGATTATTTATCATCGGTTCCTGTTTTTATTGATTTTGATTTTTTCTCTGCTTGGTTGCCAAAGGTTAATTCATCTAAGGTTATTTCTGGTCTTAGCAATAAACATCATACAGATAATCCTGAAGTCACTTTACAAAGGATTATTTCTGCTCTTATTTTGTGTTATTGGACTGAGGATAGAATTAATCTTCAAATTGTTCTTAAATTGTTTTTATTAGATTACCCTAAATTAAGTAATCACCCTTGTATAAAGTCCCATGACGAAATCGTCGCTTTGTATGTAGGTACCCTAGAAGTTCAGTCCATTAGGTAATATGTACGAACTGAATAATAAGTTATTTTACTACATATGCC